TTCACTGATCCCTTGGATCAGATCTGCTAGTTTCGGATCGGGGTTCGTTCTCATGTAGACTTCATTGACTATGTTGAGAAGTGCCAATGTCTCGTTCTTTTCCGAAGACACTATTTGTGAACCTGGAGATTTGAGTGAGATCTTGACCTTGGAGGTTCCTTTGCTTCTTGAGAAATACATGTCCGTCTTGAATGTTCCGTTTGTTCCGGTCCATTTTTGAGACATCCTTCCCATATCCTCTCCACAATACCAAAGTTTGTCTCCCCCAGAAGCATACGGCGATAATCCTGAAACATATGTCTTGCATTCGGGTTTCACAGATTTGAACAGTTCGTATGCGGTCGAATCATTTCCCTTGTCCTTATATTGAAGGTAATTGTAACCCACAACGATGACTTTTTCCCATTGCTTTGCGGTCACGGGTGCTTCGATCAAGGGGATTTTGTCGAGTTCTTCTCTTAGTTGTTCAAAATTTTTCATATAAACCTCGGGAGTTATTATGTATTTATGAAAAAAGGGATGCTTGGAAGCATCCCTAAAACACACAAAATTGACTTTTTACGACCAATGTTGTGCGTTATAATTGCAAGCCACTTGATTCGTGACCAAGATTTGCCTCTGACGAATTTCCATTCGTATCTTGAATTCCAAAATGAAGTACCCATCCCCACGATAAATGTTCCAATACCGAAGATCTCCGATATCAGAACGACGAAGAACAAATTGTGCTTGGTCGATCTTTCTCGGATAGAAACATGTGGAATCCATTTCTCTTAAATTTCCTTCCTTGTCAACTTTTTGTGCATAGGTGACACAAGAAATCTGAGGATAATCCAAGAATGGAAGAATTCCCTTGAATCCTTCGTGCATCAAATTGTCGTCGTCAAGAACAACCATCCATTGATCTTCCGCTGGAACTGCTTCCAAATAATAGTTCAAAAGAGAATTCCACAATTTGGGCAGTGTGGATTTCAAGTGATGTGTATTTTCATACCTTGATATGTCTAAGTCGTGTTCATAGGAACTTTCGTCCGTGACAATGAACCAAGTGTATGGAATATTCAATTTACGAATAGACTCATAACACCGATCCAAAAAGGACTGGTCCCGTGTGCATGGAGTCACGATATGCAGATTCATAGCAACCACCTTCCCCAAACTTCTTTAGTCTCTTCATTCATAATAGTCATCACCAAAGCACTCTTCGAAGGAGGAGTTGGTGTTTCCAAAAGTTTCATTCCCGCTTCCTTTGGTGTTTGGTTCGACTTTTTCGCATTGCACTTCTTACACGATGCGACCAAGTTCTCCCATGAGTCGCCCCCTCCACGACTCACAGGAAGAACGTGATCTAGTGTTGCGTTACTTGCGTTCAAGTTGCAACCGCAGTATTGACAAGAGAATTTGTCTCGGCGAAAGATATTTTCCCTTGTCAACTTTGCTTTCTTGTAAGGAATACGAACATACTCAACCAATGCGATCGCAAAAGGAAGTTTGAACACTCCACATGTCGTGCGAATTTCATATTCACCTTCGTAGTTGAATGGTCTTCTCGCTTTTCCTGTGTAGAGTAGATTGACTGCCTTTCTCCAGTCGATGAAAGAAATAACCTCTTCACTCGCATTGAGTAGAAGAACTTTTCTCTTTCTGAGGCTTGGTTGAGTCTTCATCATAACTATTTACTCCGAAGTGGTGTTGGAATAAACCACAGCGAAGATATGGGACTCTTCGATGAGGACGAGATGAAGGAGTCCTTCGGAAGAATCTTTCGCGAAGGTGTCTGAAACTGGGTTTTCATCTTTGATGATAGAGGGAACGCCAAGTCCGTCACGCATGAACATGATGACATCGCCTTCCTTGAGGTTGCTATCTGAGGGACGACGAACCCAAGAAAAACTTCCTTGTCCATCGGTGGCGACAGGATTCTCTGCGAACGGTCCTTCGCTGATGGAGTGAACCGTTCCCTTGAAGAGAGTGATATTTGGCTCGGTGGTGAATGCCTTGTAATCTTCGGCGGTAAGTTGAACTAAAATTCTGTTGTTGGTTGGTCTGATCATGAATGTTCTCCTTTATTCATTGTGAACATCTCCGGCAGGATTCGAACCTGCGACCTACCGCTTAGAAGGCGGTTGCTCTATCCAGCTGAGCTACGGAGACAATAACTTTATATATTCCAATCGTCAAACGATCTTGCCTTTGCGAACTTTTCTGAAAACTTTTCTTTATTGTCTCGGATCTCTGTTCCCAATTGACCCGAGTCCACGATAGCGATCTGTGCGTGTTCCTCGACATCATACAGTTTCATCTTCGACCTGTCAATACCCAAGACGAACTTTCTGTTTGTCGAAGGATCATTGTAACGATTTTTCAGTTGTTTAACCAAGATTTGACTTAGTTCTTCCAACTCCTCTGTTGCGATGAGTGCGAAAAGTAAATCTGCCGTTGACGGAAGACCATAACTTTCTGAAGTGTTAGACAAGTCGATGTCAGAGTTGTTGTATCCTCCGCGATTCGCCTGTGTCGCAGTAAATATGGGAATGTTCAGTTCGACAGCGAGACCACGAAGTTCTTCTGCGATAGACTTGACATAGGTGTAGGAATTTGCAGTGGTGTTTCCCTTGAACCTAGCAGAAGCGCAGATGTTCAGGTAATCCACCATGAGAACATCGGGAGAGAAATTCTTCTTCAGGCGAAGTTCGTTGATGAGGTTGCGGAAATGTGTGACATTAGCCGTCGCAGTGGGATACTCCTTGATGACCAATCGTCCCTTCACATTCATCAACGCACGTTCCAACTTTTTGTCATACATCTCCTTCGACAACTTCTTCAGGTCTTGAATTGGGGTGTTGAGAAGATTTGCATCGATGCGTTCTGCGATTCTCTCCTCCGACATTTCGCATGTGATGTAGAGAACATTCTTGTTCTGAAGAAGGCAGTTCGTCGCGTGGTGACACAAAAACAAAGACTTTCCGACACCAGTGGATGCGAGAATGACGTTCAGTGTTTTGTTTGGCACTCCACCGTTCGTGATCTTGTTCAAGTATTCAAGGTCGAATGGCAACTTCTCCTCAATACGATGGTAGAATTCATATCGTTCATCCTTGTTCTCGATGAAATCGTGACCGATGTTCGTGTCGAAAGAAACAGAGAGAGCCTTGGACAGAATGTCGGGAAGGGAGTTGACCGTCTGTTCCGTTTTTCCATCTATGATGTGAATGGATTCCATGATGGCGTTGAATATCGCCTTGTCCTTGCAGAATTTCTCCGACCTGTCGATGAGCCAGTCGATGTTGTCATCCGTCGAAGAACTCCTCTCGATGATGTCGAGGTTTGAGTCGATTCGTTTGACATCAGTTTCACTTATCTTCTCTAGTTGGTTCACCTCAAGCCGAATTGCTTCGAAGGTGGGTCTGTTGTTGTATTCTGTGATGAACTCGCTGATCTCTCGAAAGAGAATCTTGTCCGAGTTCTCGGAGAAATACTCCTCTTTCAGAAACGGAAGGACACGCCGCACATACTCTTCGTTGGTCATCAGGTTGCGAAGAACAACCATCTCAATTCTTTCATTCATGTATAAATTTCACCTTTCAAACAACCACAAATCCTCATAATTCCCATTTCGCGTCTTCATGGATTGCCTACTGCCAGAGATAGCACTCCATTTGATCCTGTAATGCCCTAAACTATTTAGATGGCACTCCGCAATTCTTTTCATGTCATCGGATATGTTTGTCATCATTTTATTTTTGTTCACATAGTTGCTTATGACAAAACCGAATCTTGCTCTTTTTTTCATCACTTTGCAGCAAATCTTCACGGTGTCTTCCCAATAGCACTTCAACCATTCCGAATAGTCTGGATAATTGGTGAAACTTTGGTTCTCGCTGTCATAGATCTCAAGGTCAAAATATGGTGGACTGAAAAGAACCGCATCCACCTTGTCCTTGTATTTTTCTACGAAATCTTCCCCCAATTTTTCACTGGGACAACAATACAAATCAACCGTCTTCTCGTTTTGATAAAGAAGATTTTTTTGGTTAGCTTCCCAAAGTCCATGAAGGTCTTTTCCATTTTCAACGACCGAAGGAATGACATCAGTCGATATGAAATGTTTCCAGTTTTGGGAACTGTAAAAAGCGAATTGATAGGAATTCCATCCCATGACAGGAGCAAACAAAACTTCCCCCAAGAACAACTTGTTCAATATCGAAAGATATGTCACGGGATTGAATACACTAGGTCTGTTAGCACCTATCATAAAATCCAACCAAAACCTGTCATACCCATCGAACTCGCATATGTGATCAAAAAACGCAGGACTGACCAGACTGTTTCGAATATGAAACCTTTCGAACATCACCTTCATCAATCCGATAACATATTCACTATCATTCGAGTATAATTTTTTTGTGTTGTAGAAAGTCTTGAAGTTTACATTTTTACACACTCTTCCATACTTGGAATATTTGTTTCCTTCAAATGTATCCCCACTCAAGACATCCACCGATGGAAGATGGAAATATTCTTCCATTGGTTTCCTCAATTCAACGTATTTGGAAAACCAATGTTTCAACGACTCTTCTCTATTCGTTACCAATATCGCATACAAGTTTAGTAGATAAGATTCGATCCTTTCTTTTCTATCGTCTTTCTTGGAAACCTTGTCCAAAAAGGTATTGATGTCCGAACGAACCTTGAACTCTCCACTCGTATCGCTTATATCCAACACCGAGAGTTTCTTTGAGAACTCCTCGAATGAAACCTTTTTTGGCAAATCAAATAGAGAAAGAAAAGAGTCAAAGTCACATTTCATACAAAAAGACTCTCCAATGTCTGTTCGCGATCCATGCGCCAACCGATCTTCTCGACTATACTGTTTAGAGGATCGAGAAAGGATTTCTCGAACTGAAGATCATAATCCACATAAGAATCCAGTCCAAGTTCTGAAGGCAGGGAAGACGGGAAGGATATGACCTTCTCGCGAAGTGGGTTCGGTTCCTTCAGATAAAGAAACTTGATCTTGTCTCCCTCCATGATCAACCGATACTTGCGATTCAGTTTTTTCTTCATAAGTTCGTTATTGTAGAGAAGAGATCCCTTGACGGCGATCGGGGTTCCCTTGGCGTAGATGTCCTTCTCTCCCGAGTATTTGTCAAGACCATTGCAGGATCGAGGAAACGCAACTTCAGAGATTGGCAGTTTTCGGAATTCACGACGAAACTCCTCGATGAAATCCACCAACTTGTCGTTGTCTTCCCGCAGAATAATCCCGATGGCCTTCTTCAACTTTTCACGAACGACCATCGGAGTTGAAGATCGTGTGGTCTCAATTCCCATGATCTTCATTTTGGGTTCGGAGTAACGAACACCTTCGCTGTCCCACACGTTGAGCATGTATCGTTTCTTCGCGGTCCAAATTCCTCGGTCTGCGATGACCTCCCGTTCCATGATCATTCGGTTTTCGTATGCGTTCATGGTCTGAGTGAGTTCTTCGAACTTTTGGTTGATGAATGGTTGAATCACCTTTTCACAACTCTTGTTTAGGAAGTCGATGATCTTGCTCTTGTCCGTCTCGTTAGGAAGAACCTTGCGAACAAGATTTCCAAGACGAAGATAAACAGAGTCGGTGTCACTTGCGACCACATAGTCGTATCCTTGCGTCTTCATCTGCTTGTTGAGGAATTCGTTGAGACAATTCATAATCCAACGAATACTCAACTGACCCGAAAGAGTGATTGACTCTGCGAGTTCGCGAGAATAAAAACGGAACCACTTGTTTCCGATTGAGCCGTAGCAGGAATTCAAGCAGACCTTTCGGACCAACTGAAAGTTGTGATACTTGGAGACTTCGTTCTCATACTTCGGATCTTTGGTCTTCTCAAGCATCGTCTTCGCTTCAATCATCTTCTTCTTGTAGAACTTTCGTTCTTCATACATCTTCGCCATGAGTTCACCCAAGAATCCCTGCGAGTCCTTGCGGAATTTCACTCCTGTTGCTGCGATGGAAAGTCCAGCGTCCTTCGCCTCTTGAATGATTCCCATCGTCCCCTCTTCCTTCGTGAGAATGTTGTCAACATCCAAGGACTGGCCGTGAATCATCTTCTCGGGGGAGATGTTGTAGTGAATGATGAGACTTGGATAAAGTGAAGACAAATCGAAAGACACCACCCAATCGTGCTCACCGACGATTGGGTCTTTCACATAAGCACCGGCATACTGTTCGTCATCGTCGTTCGTCCGATTCTTCTTGTTCGGAACAACGATTCCCTTGCTCATAAGATGGTGATAGATGATCGCATCCCAAGTTCGAACCTGAGAGAAGATGTCTTCGTGGTTCACTTTTGCCGAGTAGGACAGAGCGAAACACAATTCCATGAGTCGCATCTTCTCCTCCAACTTCTGAACGAGACGAACGTCTTGGATGTTGTATTCGATGAACTTTTGAAAGTTCTTCTTGTAGAACTCGGACATACTCTCATACTCTGCGTAGGAGTGTTTCTTTTCTCCAAGTTCCACGAATGAGATGTGATCCAAACTGTAGGATTCTTGGTTCACATAAGTGAACGTGCGATACAGTTCAAGGTAATCGATACATGAAATGCCGACGAGGCGATAGGTGATCTCCTTCTTGTTCATGCGATGGACGATTCTCTCTCGCACCTTGCCCCAAGGAGACAACCTCTTCGCATCGTCTTCACCCATGACGCGAGAGATTCGATTGTAGAGATAGGGAATATCAAAGAACTTGATGTTCCACCCCGTCAATACAGATGGTGATGCTTCGTTCCAAAACTTCAGGAACTTTTCGAACATGTCCTGTTCATTTTCACAGATGTAGGGAATTACATTACTTTCTTTAGTCTTGAAATCTTCATGGACGAAGACATGAAAGTCACCTCGGAAGTAAACCGTGATCGCGTTCACAGTCTCGGTTGGATTGTGTGTGTTCGGAAATCCATTTTCGCAAGTGGTCTCAATGTCGAGGTATGCGATGTCGATGAACTTCTGA